AGATGGATTAGACACAAGTAAGCCTGATGCAGATATTGAACGCAAATGGTTTGATAGTTTAATTGGGTTCGACAGCAATAATAGAATTGTTCCAGATCCAACTATATCCGTTAAAAATCGTTATGGTGTACAAAATCGTCCAAGACAAAGTATGTTTGCTAATAGATTTGAAGCACTAAAACAGACTATTGAAAGAATAAATTTAAAGTTAGCTGAAAATCTTGTAGTTGACCAAAATAACATTTCTAAATTAACTCAACTTGATGTTGCACCAACTGCAATATCACAAACTTATGATTTAGCAACAGACACATTGTCTGAACTTACATTTGTAAGTACAAACAAAATTACACCTGCCACACTAACGCCTGTAATTACTAATGGCAGAATATCAAGAATTAACATTACTGATGCAGGCAGAGGCTATAAAGTAGCTCCTAGCTTTAAGGTTAATGGTAAAGGTACTGGAGCAGAATTTGATATTACTATTAATAACCTAGGCCAAATTACTTCAGCTACTATTACTAATGCAGGCAGCGGATATGATGCAACTGCAAGTATTACTGTACGTCCATTTACTGTGTTAGTTAACGCAGACGAAAGTATACAAAACAAATGGGCATTGTATTCGTGGAACGGAACAGCATGGTATAGAAGAAAACTACAAAGTTACAATGTAGCATCGTATTGGAATTATGCTGACTGGTATGCTACAGGGTATAATCAATTCTCAAATATTAACGACACTATAGCAGGTTCATATCAACTGCCTAGTCTAACAAATAAGATTGGTAATATTGTAAAAATTGAAACAGTAGGAACTGGCGGCTGGGTATTAATGATAAAAGTAGATAATCAAGATACTGAAGACTATACAATTAATTACGATACTATTGGACGTCAAAACGGCACACTCCAATTTAAAGATACGTTGTACGATTACAGTAAGAATACAGTAGGCTTTGACAACCGTAGCTTTGATAGTAATTTTTATGATAATAACCCAAGCGTAGAATTAAGAATTATACTCGAAACTATTAGGGATAATATTTTTGTAGGCGAGTTAGAAGTTGAATATAATAATTTGTTTATGGCTGCATTGCGTTATGTAATGTCAGAACAGCAATCAGTTGATTGGATGTTTAAAACAAGTTTTGTTAAAGCAAAACATAACAGAGAAACATTAAATCAAAAAGACATAACATTTAATAATGATAATCTTGCAAGCTACCAAGACTTTGTTGAAGAATTTAAACCTTACTCAACAAAGCTAAGAGAATTTGTTAGCGAATACAATGCAATAGATCCTACAAATAGTAGTGTTAGTGACTTTGATTTACCTCCAGTATATAATAGTATTACTAACACAATTGATCCGAGTAGAGCAATTATTGTAGACGGCACAATTAAAAGAGCAAACTTAGACACTACAAGTTATCCTAGAAAAAACTGGAATGATAATCATGGTTATCAAATAACTGGAATTAAAATAGGCAATGGCGGCAGCGGATTCACTTATGAACCTGTTGTTACTTTAATTGGCGGCAACGGAACAGGCGCAACAGCAAAAGCATATTTAGGCTATGGAAAAATTACTAATATTAAAGTAACAAATTCTGGTACAGGATATACAAGTGCGCCAACAGTTGTTATAACAGGCTCACAAACAGCAACCGGCACGCCTGCAATCGCAACTGCTGTTTTAGGTAACGGATTAGTAAGAAGTCCAAGTGTTAAAATTAAGTTTGACAGAACAAGTGGAACATTTACATTTACTACACTTTTAAAATCTGAAACATTCTCTGGCACAGGATTTGAAAATAGATTCTTCCTAGAGTGGCCAATGGATTTAGATACTAAAAAGGTTAGTGTATATGTAGATAATATTTTACAGCTACGCAGCAAATACACATTTGCGAATATCGAAAATACTGACAAAACTTATATTAGAGAGCAGGGTAAGATATTATTCACAACTCCCCCAAAAGTAAATGCAGTTGTAAGAATAGACTATAATATCCCTTTAAGTATGCTAAGTGCTGAAGATAGAGTTAAATTTGCTTACAATCCAATTGCAGGAATGTACGGTAAAGACTTAGCACAGTTAATGACAGGCGTAGATTACGGTGGCGTTGAAGTACGTAGCTTTGACTTTGATGGTCCAGCTGGATTTGACACAGCTGGCTGGTATACAGATAATTGGGATGAGTTTGATAGTACTTTTGAAGATGAAGTATTTACAGCAGACGGCTCGACAATTGCAGTACAGTTAAGTGCTCCGCTAGTAGCCGGAGTTGTTTATAACCTTTATAAAAACGGTGTAAGAATTGACGATCCTAACTTTAGTTTAGGAACTGCAACTAATGTAAATGCTATTACAAATAGTATTACAGGCGATGGCGTAACCGACATAATATATGTACAAGACTTAGAAATAACTTTGTTAGACAACGATATATTTGTTGTAAGAAAATCAACAAGTGATGGTAGTGTTATTCCTGATACTAACAGTTATGATACTGCACTAAGCGGAGGAAACTTAGCTTACTCGACTGCAAAAGGTATTAGTGCAGAAGAAATTATTGTAGATGGTGACGGATTTGTTACTCCTACTACAAGTGGCGGCCCTGAAGAAGTAGTTCCTGGACAGATTCTTGACACATTAGACATTAAAGTGTTTACAAGAGATAGTGCAGGACAAGGAATTATTCATAGTCAAAGTTATACTATGGATAGTACATTAACTTACGACTTAGGTGTTACACCAAACAGTAAAGATGCAGTTATTGTAAAAGTTGCCAATGTTATATTACCACAAACTAACTATACAATTAATTGGATTAATAAAACTATAACATTAGACTCTGCAACTATTGGAGCAGAACTTAATATTGTAACAGTTGCACAAGGTACACAAAACATACTAGACTTTGGACAACTGTTTGGAGATGATTCAACTACTGATTTTGAAACAACAGTTGATTGGGAAGCAGGCACAAATGTTTATGCAAGCATTAATGGTGTGCAACAACCAGTTGTAGCATTTAAGTCAGAAACAACTCCTAAGACAGTTATTAGATTTGCAGAAGTTGTTGTTACTGGTGCAGTAGTTAATTACACTGTATTCGCAGCAGATACGCAAGTTAATTATAGTCAAATTACTAAAGATACATTTGCTGGCAACGGCACTGACACTGTGTTTACACTGGCAAATGCACCATTATATGCTATTCCTTCAGAACATAATATAATTGTTAAAGTAGACAATGCTATATTAAATGCAGGATATAATATACAGTATACAATCCCAGCAAGTAGCCAAAGAGAATTCCCAATGGAGATATTCCAAATCCCAGCAGGTAGTCTTGATGTTTCTGATGTTAAGGTATTCTTAAATGGGGCTTCAATTACAACTCCGCTACAATGGCGTTTTGAAATTGCAAACAGTAGTATTATACTTGCAGACGAAATTGGTGCTCCAGGCGATTTACTTGAAATGTATGTAATTACAGATGGAGATTACAGAATTGACGGAACTACTGTTACTTTAGATACTGCACCTGCAAATGGCGCAGTTGTTGAAGTAATTCAATTTACTAATCATGATTTACTAGGTCTCGAGCGTATTAATTATGAAGTAGTAACAAGAACTACTTTAATTGAAGCAGATGTTGATTATATTACATATAACAGATTAACAGTTGGCGAAATTGCTTTACGTAAGCCTGCTGTTGATGCACAGTATGTATGGGTAAGTGTAAACGGAGAGTTGCTAACGCCTAGCGTAGACTACTATGTAACTGATGATAAATTAAAAGTGCAGTTAGTTAGTCAGCCAGCAGCAAACGATGTCATAGACATTATTCACTTTACTGCACCAGTTAGTACATCTAAGTTTGCATATAGACAGTTCAAGGATATGTTAAACAGAACACACTTCAAGCGTTTAGATACTGCACCTGCTAAACTAGCACAAGATTTAAATTATTATGATTTAAGAATTGAATTAGACGATGCAAGTGAGTTAGCAGAACCAAACAAAGGACAAAATTTACCGGGTGTAATCTTTATTAACGGCGAACGTATTGAGTATTTTGTAAAACAACAAAATACATTGCGCCAGTTGCGTAGAGGAACATTGGGCACTGGTGTTAAATCGTCACACACAATTAATACCAAGGTGTACGATCAGAACATAAGTAAAACTGTTCCATATAAAGATCAAACTTTAGCTTATAATGTACCAAAAGCTACTGTAGACGGTCTTACAGCAACGTTTGAGATTGGCTACCCAGTAGCATCGATTAATGAGATTGAAGTGTTTGCGGCAGGTGTACGTATGCGTAAGACTACGTTAGATGTGTTTAACCCTGTAACAGCATTAGATAGTCCAGAAGGAGATGCTATAGTTGTAGCAGACTTTACATTTGATGCTAATACTAATGCAATTACATTACTAGCAACACCTGCAGAGAATACAAGAGTAACAGTAGTGAAAAAAGTGGGCCAAAGTTGGACTACAAACGGTACATCATTAGGTGATACAGAAAATAGCATTGCAAGATTCTTACGTGCCGGAACATCTGAGCTACCCGAATAAATACAGTATAGGAAAAAACATATGAGCGATAACATGCAAGACACAAACGGAGTATTAGTTCAGGGACATATTAAGATATTTGACCCTGAATCACAAAAGGTATACATTGACAAGCGCAACGATTCGCTTACCTAAATAAATACAGTATAAGGTGTAAACATGACAGAGATTAATGAACTAAACGGAATACATGTAGAAGGTCACATTAAAATTCACGATCCTTCTACAGGTGAAATTTTTATAAACAAACGAGCGTAAATGCCCCAGATATACGAAACAATAAACTTGTATAATTTAAAAAACAATATATATCCTTATAGATATATAGGGTCAGATCAGCACGACAGAGATAATTATTTTGGAAGTAATCGTGAGTTAAAAGAAGATATTGAAAAAGTTGGAGAAGAATTTTTTGTTAAGATACCTTTAAAGTTTTTCAAAAATATTAATAATAAAGATTTAAGAAAAAAAGAAGCTCGGCTTCTAAAGGAAAACAATGTTAAACATTCTAAAGAATTTTATAATAAATCTGAATTATATGCTCCGGGCGGAGGAGTTAAAGGAATGAAACATAAAAATAAAAAAATTGTTTCGGATGCGTGGAAAATGAGCAGAAAAGGATGGAAACCGTCGAAAGAAACTAAAGAATTGTGGTCGAATCAAAGAACAGGAAGATTAGTTTCAGAAGAAACTAAAGAAAAAATGTCAATACGTTCTTCTGGATCAAACAACTCTAATGCATTACAGTGGAAAATTGTTACTCCTAACGGACAAACAGTGTGGGTTCACGGATTAAGAAAATGGTGTTTAGACAATGGTCATAATTACAATAGAGTGTATCGTCAAAAAGACGGATTTACACTAACCAAATACGGCCAAGGCAAAGGAGGCCCAACAAGTGCTAACAAATAATAATTTAAAAATTGAAGGATTTATAAAAATTTCAAATCCTGCCACTGGAGAAATTTTAGTAGACAAGAAAAATAGTATCCATTACGAAAATATGAGTATTGCTCTAGCAGAAAGCTTGTCTAATGCTGGCGCAGGATTTATATATGAAATGAGCTTTGGAAACGGCGGCACGAGCGTTGATCCAACTGGTATTATCACGTATCTAACACCTAATAGCACAGGAACTAATGCAAGTCTATACAACCAAACCTATACTAAGGTTGTTGATGACAGAAGCGTAAACAACACTGATCCTGCAAGAAATAAGCTAGAAACTAGGCATGTTAGCGGAACAAATTATAGTGATATTGTTGTAAGTTGCTTACTTGATTACGGTGAGCCTAACGGCCAAGATGCATTTGATACTGCAAGTGCAACAGACAGTCCGTATGTTTTTGACGAATTAGGCTTGCGCAGTTATAGTGCTTCTGGCACAGGAAGATTAATGACACATGTTATTTTTCACCCAGTACAAAAGTCACTTAACAGATTAATACAAATTGACTACACTGTACGTGTACAAAGTTTGGCAGGGTAAGGGATAAAATATGCCATATATAATAAATTATACTGACACTGTTAATAAAGGCACAATAGTTGTTGCAGATAATACGCTCAACAGTGAAACTACTTTAAGTTTTCCAGGTAGAGGAACAACAGCATACGGTCAAGCAGTAAATGAAAACTTTCTGCACATATTAGAAAATTTTGCAAATACTACTGCCCCGTTACGTCCAGTAGAAGGACAACTTTGGTATGACTCTACGCAAGGCGTAGATCAGCTTAAAGTGTATGATGGCACAAATTGGGTTGCTAGTGGCGGACTTAAAAAAGCTAGTGCAGCACCTGCTGTAGCAAACAGTAGTGCAGGTGACTTGTGGGTTAACACAGAAAGTCAGCAGCTATATTTGTTTACAGGCAGTGCTTGGGTATTAGTAGGCCCGGACTTTAGTGACGGACTATTAACTGGAGCTACAGCACAAGCAATTGTAGGCACAGATGACATAACTTATAATGTATTATCAATTAGAGTTGAAGACCAGCCAGTAATTATTATTAGTAGCCAAAGTTTCATTCCAAAGGTGTCGATTAAAGGTTTTAGAACTGGAATTAATCCTGGCATGAATATTGCTGATGAAGCAATTATTGGCGTACAAGCACTAAAATATTACGGAACTGCTGAAAAAGCAGAAGCGTTAGTAGTTGGTAACGTATCAATTGCAGCAAGTAACTTTTTAAGAGGTAACGCTGCAAGTAGTACAGATTATCAATTAAGTGTTAAGAGTAACGATGGCATTAAAATTGGTACAGGCGGACAGTTAAGTCTAGGCATTGATGGCGAAACTGGTGTTATACAACATAACACAAGCGGATCGAGTATTGATGTTAGGATGCGTAATGGCAATCTAACTCCTACTATTATAAGTATTAATAGTAGCGGCAATGTTGGATTTAATAACCCTGCTCCAGAACAAGCAGTTGATGTTAAAGGTAACATTAAGATATCTCCTAAGACAGGAGAAGCTGAAACAGGTATATTACAGCTTACTAGTACTGAAAATTCTACATCAATTGGCACCGGCAGTATTACAACAACAGGAGGCATTGGTATTGCACTTAATGCGTATGTCGGCGGCAACGTAGACATAAACGGCATATTACAAACAGGCAATATTGCTCCTGATTCAAACAGTACAAGAAACATTGGCACATCAATTAACAAATATGCAGAAATACATTCTACAACATTCTTTGGAAATATCCAAGGCAACGTAAGCGGCACAGTTAGCGGAAGAGCAGGCAGCGCAGACAGACTAGCAAGTGCTACAACTTTTACACTAAGCGGTGATGTTGCTCCAAATAGCTTTGAGTTTGACGGGCAAACTGGCGGAAGCACAAAGACTTTTGCTATAAGTATTGCTGATAGCTTTATTAGTAACAAGACTGTTACTTACGATGCAGGCAATGCAGACGAATTACTACTAAACGTAACCACAGGATCAACAGGTGTTCGCAGAATTACAAAACGTAACTTCTTAAAAACAATTCCATTAGTACCAGCAGGCGCAATGATGCCATTTGGTGGAGTAGAAGCCCCAAATGGATGGTTGTTATGTGACGGTAGTGAAATTGCTAAGTCTGATTACAACGAATTATGGTTAGCGATCTCGCATAACTTTAAAGATGCTAGTTTAGTTAGTGACAATGGCGTTGCTAAATTTACATTGCCAGACTTTAGAGGCAGATTTGCACTAGGCCTTGACAATATGGGCGGCCCAAGCGCAAACAGAGTTGCAAATATTGCTGCTGATGCTATAGGCGGAAACGCAGGCGCAGAAACTAAGACGATAGGCACTGACAATTTGCCAGAACACGAACATGATTTAGAAGGCGCTAGTGGCACACAGTTTTACGGTGTTAGAGTTGGAGCTGGAGAGCCAGTCGACGACAATGCAATTTCACTACCGATTGAACCTGGTGGCGGCGGAACACAAGGCATTGCATCGAGTGGAGGAATCAAAACAGATGCGACACTAGGTGCGCCTATAGATGTTATGAATCCATTCTTAGCAGTTAATTATATTATCTATACTGGAGTATAACATGAGTTATCAACTAAACAAAACAGACGGCACATTGTTACTAGACTTAATTGACGGGCAAATTGATACAGCTAGTACAAACCTTACATTAGTTGGTAGAAACTATACGGGTTACGGTGAATATTTTAACGAAAACTTTATTAAATTACTAGAAAATTTTAGCAATACTGCTGCACCTAGCAATCCACTAACAGGACAACTATGGTGGAATAGCTCAGATCAAAGATTACAAGTATACGACGGATCAGTCTGGAAGTCAAGTGGCGGCCCAATTGTACAAAACACTCGTCCTCAAATGGTTGCAGGCGATTTATGGATTGATAATCTAAATAACCAAGTTTATGCATTTGATGGTACAGATTTAATGCTAATGGGCCCACAGTACTCAGAAACACAGGGTAAAAGTGGCTTTGAAATTGGTAGTATACTTGACTCGCAGAGTAGATCACGTACCGTCACAAATTTATATGTAGGCGGAACACTTACAGCCGTAATTAGTAGTATTGAGTTTACTCCAATTTATGCACAACGAGTAATAGGATTAGTTACAGCAGCAAATCCAGATGGCATTATTTACATTGGTATGAATATTATTGATACTGCTAACTTTAAATACAGAGGCATTGCAGATTCTGCAAACGCACTTGTTACAGCAGGCGGCGTAGTTAGAGGCGCGGACAGTTTCCTTCCATCAACAGCAAGTGGCATTACAACTGGTACACTAACAATTCAAAACTCAGGTGGTTTAACAATTGGTCTATCACAAAACACCGTACAAAAAGTTGTTGGACCACGTTTTTATATTGAAAACCAGCTTACAGATCACGATTTAAGCTTACGAGTTAAGTCAAGTAGCTTCGGAGCTATTTCAGTAGATGCAATTTATGTAGATGCAAGCACAGCTAAAGTTGGTATATTTACAACTAATAGATTACCAGCATATACGCTAGATGTTGAAGGTGATATTCGTTGTACAGGCAACTTAATTGTAGAAGGCGACCAAACAAGCATTGACGTTGCTACTTTACGAGTTGAAGATAAAAATATCGAAATTGCTAAGACAGCAGCCGGCGTAACACTTACTGGAACTAATGCTAACAATGCAGGTTTAATATTAGATACAAGTGATGTAGGATCTAAAACATGGACTTGGATTACTGCACAAGATGCATGGACATCTAATGTCAATATAGATATAAGTTCAACATTAATGACTTATCAAATTGGCGGAATTAATAAACTTACTAATGATTCATTAGTAAATGTTACAAAGGCGCTAGATTTAGACCAAGTAGGTACACTTACTGTACTACAAGTTGATGAAATTAATATTAATGGTAAAGTAATTAGTTCTACTAATGATATGGCATTTACTTCAACTGCTGGCATAGCAATTACAGGTGGCGGCGATATTAATATTACTGACACGCAAAAAATTACTGGCGTTGGTAAAGCAATTAGTGCAAAGAAAGCGGTAGAACTAGGTGTTACTGAATCTTCAGCAGGCACAGTTGCAACTAAAGAATATGCAGATGAAGAAATTGCTACATCAGATCTTGCATTTAGTATGGATATTACAGGCATGGGGACTAGCACTGCGCTTCAAAACGCTCTTGCAATATACTTAAATGATATGTACCCTGCTGCTGCACTAAACACAAATAAAGTAGCACGGATACACACAACATCATATGCTGGAGCAACAGTACAGGGTGTGGATGTTGAAAGTGCAAAGAATGTAAGCTATATTGCTGTTGATTCGAACGGAACACAGAATGAATCAGTGGTACAGGACATTGTTTTTGACGCAGGCGGCGCAAGCGGAACAGTTATCCTATCACCGGCAAGAACATTAATGACTTATAAATCGAACGGCACTGCTTGGTCATATCAGTCAGTTACTGCGTACTAAGATAAACGATAAATAATACTAATAGCACTAGGGGTTACACAAATAATGGCATATGCAATAGATAGATATAACAACACACTGTTAACATCAGTGGAAGATGGAACAGTTGACCAGACAACTGATCTTAAATTCATCGGCAAAAACTACGCAGGTTACGGCGAAATACAAAACGAAAACTTTTTGTTTTTGTTAGAAAACTTTAGCGGAGCAAATCAACCAGCCCGCCCTATCAGCGGTCAAGTATGGTTTGACAGCGCAAACAGCAAACTAAAGTTTTATGACGGCACACAGTGGCGCACAACCGGAGGCGCAGAAATAGGCTCTACACAACCTACTGGGTTGGCGGTTGGTGATTTTTGGTGGGACAGCGGTAACGATCAGTTATATGTTTATAATGGTACTAGCTTTGTACTTATAGGACCACAAAATGCAGGCGAAGGCGTAACCCAAATGCAAAGTCTTGAAGTACTTGATAATACAAGTGCCACACGCAGTATAATTGCTGCTGTAATTGAAGATGCTACAATTTTTATTGTAAGTTCGTTTGATGACTTTGTATTAAACGCTAGCGAAACTTCACTAGCTGCACAAGGGTTCGATAGAATCTACAAAGGTATTACGCTAAGAAATACCAAACTCGCAACAGCTGGCGTTACAAGTACAACTGACAGATTCCACGGCACAGCAACAAATGCTGATAAGCTAGGCGGCATTGCAGCAGGAAACTTTATACAAACTGGTGCCGGCAACACAGTATTTACTAATGCAATCGAAGTACCGGATGCAGGAGTACTAATAGGCGATTCTAATGATTTGCAAGTTAAAATTGCTGCAAACGGATACGACGGCATAATACAAAATGTTACTAACAACGGAACAATCCAATTAAAAGTTACAACTGCCGGCGGAGCATTAACTCACGTTGGTACAGTTGTACCAACAGGAATAGTTCCAGCAGTAGATAATACATTTGCATTAGGCACAGCAGCACTAAGTTTTTCAAATGTACACGCAGTAGCGTTTACAGGCGAAGCATCTAAAGCAGCTACACTAAGAGTAGGTACTGATTTCCGTAGTGCAAGTGCAAGCGCAACTAATAATACAGTTGCAGTAAGAGATGCAACAGGCAATATCGCAGCAAACTTATTCCAAGGTGTTGCAACACAAGCACGTTATGCTGACTTAGCAGAAAAATATACGACAGAAACAGAATTACCAGCAGGTACAGCAGTATCAGTATGCAGTCACCCAGACCACGAAGTGGAGCCAGCAGTTGCAAGTAATCATTGTATTGGAGTTGTTTCAACAGATCCAGCATACATGATGAACAGTGAAGCAGATGGTCAATACATTGGACTTAAAGGACGTTTACCTGTAAGAGTTAAAGGCGCAGTTAGCAAAGGCGATGTAGTTTATGCGATGGCAGATGGTGTATGTACTACTATTGCTACAACAGCAATTGTAGGAATTGCACTTGCGTCAAACGATTCAGTAGAAGAGAAATTAGTAGAATGCGTACTTAAGGTATAAAAAATGGCAGATATTACAGCAGCACGAATTAATAATCTACAATCTAGTATTGCACTCATATTAGGATCCGGCTCAGGACAAAACGGCTACGGACAATCAGTGTCTAGTGCTCCTGTTAATAATACAGGAGACGTAGTTGAAGCAGCTGATATGAACGCAATCTATGCTGATATTCTTAAAGCAAGAGTTCATCAAGTAGGCGCTGGCGATATTGGAATTGCTCAAGTTATACAAAATCTTAACATAGTTGCTGAAAACACAAGTTCTTTTATTAGTGATGCTGGTGTAGCAAGTGCTGATCCAGACGGCTTAAAGAAAGGCGTAGTAGACTTTGAAACATTAATGGCCCAAGTGCAAGTAGATAAAACATTAATGCACACAAGCCAAGCTGCATTAGAGCCTGCAATAGCAAGTGCTAGATCTAGCACGTGGAATGGTTTACTTTACCATGAAGTAACTGTTACATTTTCATCTGTTAATGCTAGAAGGTTCTTTTTTAATACAGGTAGTGAACTTAGAATAAGTGCAAATAACACAGGAGCGTCTACACCAAAAGGTTTAGACTGGAATCAGTTATGCACACAAGCTGGAACAATTAAATTTAGCGCAAATACAACAACTTCAACAACTGGTGGCGGAACAGCCATCGGTAATTATGACCTAACACCGGCATACCAAAACATATATCAAAAAATAGGAAGTGGTACGTATAGTGCAGTTTATGCAGGTAACATTTATACTGTTAAAGCTAAATCAGATCTTGATACACGTATTACTTTTAGAATTGAATTTAACGATGTAGTATTCGATAACAATGTAGATAACAACGTAGACGGTACGCTTACTAGTACACTACAGCATTACCGCGCAAATGGCGATGTAACTGTTCCGGCACCTGCATATTATAACATACAACCGCTATCATAATCAGGCATGCCAACATTGTATTATTTTTTAAATAAATACATTGATAACAAAAGAGATGATAGATGCCAACAACCGTACTAGCAGATGAATACAACGCACTTAGGATAGTCACAAATGATGTGCTTGGCACTTCTGATGTTGTCAGTCCTAGTTATGGCTATGGGCAAGGATTTAGTACAAATGCTGTAGTCGGTACACGATCAGTAAGTGATCCGACAACAGCTTCTAAAGTAACAGCACAAGGCTACGAAGATTTATATATTGACTTAATACGAGTGCGTTCACATCAAATAGGTGCAGCAGCAGCTATCGATGCATTTGTAATAGGCGATTATGATACTAACGGAGCAACAACAGATAAAATTGAAGAATCGTACATATTAGGATTAATAGCTTTAGGAAATAATATTCTTACTGACAGATTTTCTGTTGCTGCTGCTAATTTAGATCTCGCCAGCGTGCCTACTGCAAGTAGTTCCAGGGTTTCATCAACTTGGACAGGTACAATTAGTCACATTTTTACAATAACATTTAATACTGCACTTGAAAGGCGTCACTTTTTTAATGCAGGCGGACAAATACGGTTAAGTGCATCAGTTGGATATACTGGCAGTCAAGCAAAAACAGTCGACTGGCAAACAATATTAAACGCTATGGGCTCGACGAGCTTCAAAGCAGAATCGACATTAAATAATGCAAGTGTTGGAACAGGTACTAATATAGGCAACTATGATCTTACCAGCGCCTATCAGCGAGTATATTCTAGAGACGGAGGCGCAGTATATGCTAATAACGAATATAGAATTTTTGCAAAAGAACACGCAACAGGTAACTCTACGTCAGCAATACAATTTAAAGTAGAATTTGTAGACGGCTCTCCAAATGATCCAAGCTACGGAGTAGATGAAGTTGTGTATGGCGGATTTAATAGTGTTATAGAAACTGCAACACCGAATAGTCAAATATCAATTAATGGCACAACGCATAATGCAGTAATTATTAACTCAATTCCCCAAGGCGCAACAATCCGCCCACTTTCTTAACCAATCTCCACTTGACAAATCATTAAATCCAATATATACTAGTAGTAATAATAAACTAGGAGTTTAACTATGGATGAGCGTTTAGAAAAAGCACTAGACTTTTCTAATTATATGCTAACACTGAGTAATCAGAAGAGACTGTTAGCAGAAAAGTACCAAGAAGAATTGATACACTTTTACAGCGGTTCGCAATTTACAATTACCCGTGAGCTGATTACATTTGTAAGCACAATGGTATCTGCTGATCAAGACGAAATTGTCATTGCAGACGATAATAATATTCCGTGTATGGTAGAAGATTTAGCTAACTTTTATAGTGAAATTATAAACAAATATACCATTGCATCTAATAATTACTACACTGCGTATGATAGCCTTAAAAAGAATAGAAGTGTAGAGAAATTGGTAGACTATGAGTAAAGGCGCAGTTTTAATTGCAAGAAATAACGGACATATTGATTATATAAAACAGGCTGTATTTCTTGCAAAACGAATAAAGAAGCATTTAAATATTCCTGTTTCGGTTGCTACTGATAGTATAGAATATCTAACATCAGAATTTGGTATCGATGACTTTGATAAAGTTATTCAATTGGATTATACTGCTGAATCTAACATGCGTTATTTCTTTGATGGTACTCTTTCTAAAAAGACAGCCAGTTTTAAAAATAACAACAGAGCAGGAATATATGACCTTACTCCATACGACGAAACATTAATACTAGATACTGATTATGTTATTTCGAATAACTTGTTAGCATCTTGCTTTGAGTCAGATTCAGATTTTATGATATACAAAAAGTCTGATGATATTGCAAAGGTTCGAGACGAACGTGAATTTGATAAAATAAGCAATACAAGTGTTGACTTTTATTGGGCAACTGTTGTGTATTTTAGAAAGACAGAAGCTAACACAATCTTCTTTAACTTAGTTAAGCATATTGAGCAAGAATGGAATCATTACAGGCGAGTGTACCAAATAACCTCTGGGTTGTTTAGGAATGATTTTGCGTTTAGTATTGCAATACACATAATGAATGGGTTTCAGCCAGGCAACTTTGCACAACAACTGCCAGGCAGCATGTTATATACTACTGACAAGGATGTGTTGTGGCAGATGAACGAAGATGAAATGATGTTTTTAGTTGAGAAGAAAGATTATCTAGGTGAGTACACGGCATTAAAAACATCAGGACAGAATATCCATGTAATGAACAAAGCTAGTCTTAATAGAATAATTGATCAGGAGTTTGCAAATGACTAAAGGAATTGTAGTTCTTGCACAAAACAATGCAACTGATAATTATGTAGAACAAGCTGCTTTATTAGCAATGAGTTTACACACTTATAATGATGCAAGCATTAGTTTAATCACAAATGATGAAGTGCCAAAAGAGTATATAAGTCTTTTTGATAAGATTATACCTATTTCGTTTGGCGACAGCGCCGAAGGCAGTGACTGGAAAGTTGAAAACAGACATAAATTATATCACGCTAGTCCTTATGATGAAACTATTGTGATGGATACTGATATGTTAGTATTACAAAACATTGATGTATGGTGGGATTTCTTAGCTAATTACGAAATGTTCTTTACTAGTAATGTACTAACATACAGAGGCGATATTGCTGACACTAGTTATTATAGACAAACGTTTATTGATAACAATCTTCCTAATTTGTTTAGTGGATTGCACTACTTTAAGAAGTGCGAATTTGCACAAGAGTTTTATACTTGGTTAGAATTAGTAGTTAACAACTGGGAAACATTTTATGAACAGCATCTTAAAGCAACTAGTCGTCCTAAGCATGTAAGTATTGATGTATGTGCTGCTATCGTAACAAACATATTAAACTGCGAGTCAGCTGTAACAAATAAGGTTTCTAAATTTCCAAGTTTTACACATATGAAACCGTATTGCCAAGGCTGGAACGAAGTTAATAGTAGTTGGCAAGATCAAATAGGTGTTTATATTTCTAAAGACGGTAGCACTAAACTGGGCAATTATGCTCAAACAGGAATACTACATTATACTGAAAAAGACTTTATAGAAAACTCGCCTGCACTTGAGAGATATAGGAATTTAACAAATGTCTGATTTACAATCTTTACTTAAAAAACTTAATGCAGGTCCAGTTAGTACAATATCATATGTTTATTACGAAAAAGAAACCGGTAAGATACATAAAATTAGCTCGAAAAATACGCCTGATGAAGGACTTACAGTTTTTGAAATTGAAAACGAAGAAGTGTTGCCTATTCTTAGTGGAGAACGCAGAACTGAAGAGTTTACTATAACGTATGATGTTAGTTTAAAACAAGTACGGTTAAAAGAAGTAGCATATGATGACAGTCACAATACTGCTGCTACAATGACTTACCAATTACCTGTTATTAAAGGTACAAATGAAGGACATCTTTCGGTGACAAGTGTATATGAAGGAATGG